TCATTTTCGGTAAAGCCGGCTTCCATAAACCGATCCTTCAGATTCTTCATCTCAGAAGCAGCTTTTGCAAACATCTCTTTTTCTTCCATATTTTTGATTTCCTTTCTGAGAATCTTAATCTCATTTTCCTTTTCGGAAATCTCTTCCTGTAATGATTCCTTTGTTACCTCTTTTGTGTTTCTTTTTTCCACAGTAACTCCTATAAGAGACCTTGCCTTCACGGGGCACAGGGCCCCTGGATTCCTGCTTAACCAACCAGAATTCCGGACGAACTCCACGAGAGTACGAAGCGCCGCCGAAGCCCGTATCGCCACCGCGGTCCACACAAGCGAAACCAGCCGAAGAAAACTCCTCTTTTGTAGCATTTCTCAGCCATCCCCATGTGAGCTGGTCTTCAAAACAAGCAATTCGATTCTTGCACTCCTTCATCAAAGGAAGCTGTTCATCGCTATCTGGTTCCAGATTCTTGTTATCCCATTCGTCCTCATGCCCCACAATCTGTCCAACAGTAGGAAGTGTAAGACCATAAATCTTATCACGCAGTTCTTCCGGGAACGCCATAAGTAGAACCGTATCCATCCACTTCTTCAGATCGGACTTTTCAAAACCGCCTTTGTTTGTAGATCGGTTATTCATCGGCCGACAGGTAACATATTCGTCAAATATAAACATGATGCCCTCGTCCGTAACCTTGTGGGCTGTCGCCGTAAACTCCCCAAGCTCTGCCAGAGGAATAACCATCTGATCTCCTACCTGGATATTTGATGTGTCGATTTCCTGCTTTCTTAATACCTTCATGATGTTTCTCCTTTCGAAAATATAATTTTTGTGGTTATAAAATAAGACCGAGAAATGTCTCGGCCGTATTTTCTGCTACTTGAAATATGTAGTTGTTTGTTGGTTCTTCTGACATGTGAAGGAATAACTCCATTTTCAATATGAAGCCTTCGATCACCAGGTCTGCTTCTGTCATCGGATGATCCATAATGGCCAGTAGAATCTCATCAACCGCCCATCTTTCATACGAACGCTCCATGATAGCCGATGTGGGCCAATTTTCTCCGGGTTCAAACAGATGCTTATTCGCATAATTCAGGATTTTTTGAATAACCTCGTCATTCATCAGCACTTGCTCCAAACTAAAAAGAAAGAGCCCTTGTTAGGACTCCTCTTCGTT